CTGGTAACGCCGAAGAGTACCAAGCCGGTATCGCATATACAGAAGGTGTTATGAAAGCATCTAATGCGATTGTAAAAGCCTTTGATGTGGTCGAGCCTTCTAAGTCAGCTACTCCTAAGGATAAAACGGAAAATGCTGCAAAGGAAGACAAGCCAAAGCGTACACGTAAGACTAAAACAGCTAAAGAACCTGCACTAGTTGATAGCGACCCAACTGCAGATAAAACGCAACCAGCGGTTGAGCCTAGCACAGAAGAAAATTCGAGCATATTTGCTATGTTCGATGATTAAGGCGGTGGCGTTCTGTGGAAACTGTGTCAAGTTTATATATCAGTAAAATGTTCGATAGCATCATAATCGAAAATGGCTATGATGCTTCGTATACCACAATCCATCACTGCGATTGTGGGCATACGTTCGGTGGCAGTTGGAATAGAAAATACAATATGGGAAGAGGATATTATACTGCAGCTAAGTACTATACTTGTCCGAATTGTGGCATTCATTCTAACCCATTTACGCATAAAGTTTTATTGGCCAACAGTGAGCATGAAGTGGTTCCTGAAGAGATGCAGATTGACGTTCTAAGTTATAAGAACTTTATTGATTTACGAATACGATATAAAGGCATCCAGTTATATTGGGATGGCACATCAAAGGTCGGCTCTTACAAAGAAATCTTGCGATTTGACTTTAAAAATAAACAGGCTGTTTATATTAATGAACGCAAAAACAAATTCTCTTTGACGATTGATTATATCCGTGATCATGAAAGACCAATTATGAAGGTGCTTAAATATATTGGCAAATCTTATGCGGTGCACGATGTTAATAAATCACGTTTAGCTCATCTATTTAAAGCATTGCGTCTCGAGTTTGAAAAGCGCTTAACAGAACAGTGTGGATATAAGGTAAAAGGTGTTTATATCCCGCACTCAATTGATGAATATGGAGGATATGGTCTTTCTATGTTAGTCAATATGGCATTAAAACTTTCTGCACCTGATATGCCTCCTATTACCAAACTGATTAAAAGCAATATCAAATGGGGAGAGTTTTATTGGCGCTGTACAGCTTGTGATATTCCGTTTAATGATGAAATATTAACTATGACTAAAAAAGGAATAGGCTTTCTTGAAGCGTTACGGATTTATCACAAATCACCTAATAGTAAACTATTGCGCAGCATGATGGTCGAAGATCCTATGATTGTTAAACTATCCGATATGCTAGGTGTTTTTAAGGATGAAAACAACCGTAGGACAATATTAACTCTTAAGCGGGATAAAGACTTAGATAATGAATCTGCAAAAATATTTGACGCTAGCCATTTTGGTGAATGTATGGGGGTCAAATCCTTTAAAATCAGGAACATGTGGATTAAACTTTCTAAACGCTATGGGGAACGTAATTTATTAAGGTATCTGTTAAATGCTGAATCGTCAGATATTAAGGATACCGTTAATATGTATAGTCAAATAAACAGGGAGTATATATCTCAAGTTTGGAACACTGACTGTAAGTTAAAAGACTTCCATGATGTTGTAGTTAATATTTACAACAAACAAGAGTATGGCGACGTAATGCTTCCGGAAGTCCCTCAGCTACAAGCTGACGTGAATGGAATGCACTTTATGGTTCCAAAAACAGCAGCCGATTTAATGACTGCAGGTAAACGGTTAAAAAATTGCGTTGGATCATACCGAGATAGAGTCATGAAAGGAACTACTGCAATAGTGGTAGTTACCGACGATGCTATGAAGCCCATTGCGTGCCTGGAATTGGCTAATAAGGGCAAGAAGAAAGGTCGTCAAATATTCGATTTAGTGCAGGCGAAACTCTTTGCCAATGAAAAGCTTAAAATGAATGCTCAAATTAATTCGACGGTAATGCAATGGGCTAATCAATTACAGATTGAGCCGCATACCATTGATGTGGATGCTAGTGTTGTGTAAAAGGGGAATCTTATGAAATTAACTAAACTGGAAATACTAAATTTTAAAGGGCTGAAATCATTTGAATTAAATTTAAATGGCGACGTCGTGATTCGTGGCGACAATGCTACAGGCAAAACAACATTGTTTGACTCAGTGTGTTGGTTGCTATTTGGCAAAGATAGCTTAGATAGAGCCGACTTCGAAATCAAAACATTGGATGGTGGCGAGCCAATTCATAAAGTTAATCATGAAGTAACAGGCACCTTTACTTTAGACGAAGGTGGAACGATTGAACTCCAGCGTATTTATAGAGAGAAGTATTCATCTCCACGTGGCGGTGAAGTTACTTTAACAGGCCATACGACAGATTATTTTGTCGATGGCGTACCTAAGAAAGAAAAAGAATACAAGGAAATAGTTAGTTCGCTTGTTGATGAAAGTATCTTTAAATTGATTACTAATCCTTTGTATTTTAACGAAACGTATTCCTGGCAAAATAGACGCAAACTATTACTTGAAATGTGTGGCGATATCTCAGATGAAGATGTCATCGCAAGCCATGATGATTTAAAAGCGCTAACAGATATCTTATCCGGTCATAGTGTGGATGATCATCGGAAGGTAGTTGCATCTAAAAAAGCGACTATCAACAAAGAATTGGATATGCTGCCAGTTCGAATTGATGAGGCTCTACGAGGTAAACCTGAAGTAACTGCTGATCCGGAAGTGCTACGAATTAATATCGATACCTTGAATGCCGATATTGAAAAACTTGAAAACGATAAGGCTTTGTTGCAGAATAGACATTCTATTGTTGATAAGCGAGCAGAATTAAAAAATGTGCAGCGCAAGATAATGGCTCGTGAAACCGAATTGCAAATGGACTATAAAAAACAATGCGCAATAAAATCTAATGAATATGGTGCTGTTATAGCTGAAATTAATCGTTTAACCGCTAAGATTGAGGATACAAAGCGCCGTATAGATGAATCAGCAACAACAATCAATCTTATTCAAGGCTTAATTGGGGAATTAACTATTCAACGAAGTCAGATTAATGCAGAAACATTTGTTGCGGATATTGATGATCATTGTCCAACCTGCGGTCAAAAACTCCCTGCAGAGCAAATTCAAGACGCTTATGCTAAGGCAGAAGTGAATTATAATCTCAAAAAGTCTAAGCAATTAGAAGAGATTGAACACTCTATTGCTCTGAAGGAGCAGGATATTGAAGGCATCAAAAAGCGTGATGCTAATTTAGAGCCTATTGAAACGTTAGAGGCTCTTATTAAAGCAAAAGAACTCTTAAGGGGAACTATAGCTGAAGAGCTTGAGAAACTAACTGCGCCAGTCCTTGATGATGATTCTGAGTATGCAAGCTTAAAAGCTGAGGAGTTTATGTTGCAAATGGCGATTGACGAAGATAACTCGGATCACTCGGAAGAAATTGCTGAACTCGAGATTAAAATATCAGCTAACAAAACAGAACGCATGAAGCTAGAACAGGAACTCAACAAATTTGCTGAAATTAAGCGTGTTGATATACGTGTGTCTGAACTCGAGGCAAAGCAAGCTGAATTATCCGAAGAAAAAATGAAACTTGATGAAGCATCTTATTTGATGGATGAATTCGTCAAAGCCAAGGTAAATATGCTGGAAGAAAGTATTAATGCAAGGTTTAAATTAGCGCGGTTCAAGATGTTTAACGTCATGTTGAATGGCAACGTCGAAGAATGTTGTGAAACCACCTATAAAGGGGTGCCATACCGCAGCATGAACAACGCAGCACGTATTAATGTAGGCTTAGACATCATTAACGCATTGACTAGCTATTTTAAAGTTAGTGCTCCGGTGTTTATCGATAATGCCGAAGCGGTGACTGAGTTTGTTCCTGTAAATAGTCAAACAATTAAGCTCGTTGTTGATGAATCAGAACCACAATTAGTGGTTAAGGAGGTGTGAATATGACTAACTTACAAATTTTTAATAATGATAGGTTTGGACAAGTCCGGATTGTTCCGGTAGATGGCGAATTAATGTTTGTCGCTAAGGATGTTTGTGATTGTTTAGAAATCACAAAGCATCGAGATGCAATCAGCCGACTAGATTCTGATGAAAGGGGGTCGGTTAAACTGGACACCCCTGGAGGAAAACAAGACATTGCTGCTATTAACGAATACGGACTATATAACCTTGTGCTTTCAAGTCGAAAACCTGAAGCCAAAGAATTCAAGCGTTGGATTACGCATGATGTAATTCCTGCTATTAGAAAAACCGGTTCTTATTCTATGGCAATTCCACAGACATTGCCTGAAGCTCTAAGAGCCTACGCTAACGAGGTGGAATCGCACAATGCTACCAAAGCTATTGTCGCTCAACAGGAGCAGCAGATAGCTGAATTCAAACCGGTTAAGGATTATGTGGATAAAATCTTATCTAGTAAATCCTGCTTAACCATCACACAAATTGCCGCTGACTACGGTATGAGTGCTCAAGAACTAAATAAGATTTTGCACGAAGCTGGTCTACAACGTAAGGTCGGTGATCAATGGATTCTCTACAAGCAGCATATGTCAAAAGGCTTCACTAAATCCGAAACTTTTACATTCTGCAGAAGCGATGGTCGCCTAGACTCTAAAATCACAACTAAATGGACTCAAAAAGGTCGTTTAGAAATTCACAATATTTTATCCAATTTAGATATCCACGCTGTATGTGAAAACGTGGCATAGGAGGTACATAATGGGTGAAGTAACAAAAGCGCAAACTCAAACACCATCTCTTAAAACTATGGTGTCTAGTGAGTCAGTAAAGAAACGTTTTAATGAAATCTTGGGTAAAAAATCAGCGGCCTTTGTGTCCAGTTTGATTTCTGTATCTAATAATAATGAACTTTTATCAAAAGCAGACCCTACTACAGTTATTACTGCAGGTGTGATGGCAGCTACTTTGGATCTTCCAATCAATCAAAACCTGGGGTTTGCCTATATCGTTCCTTTCTACAACAGTAAAAAGAAAATTAATGAAGCTCAATTTCAAATGGGTTACAAAGGGTATATCCAGTTGGCCATGCGCACAGGTCAATATAAGACCATTAATGCTAGTGAAATTTACGAAGGCGAAATTAAACACCATAACAAACTTACTGGCGAGTTCGAATTAGGAGAGCGGACTGGTGATAACGTAGTTGGTTATATTGCTTATTTCAAGCTCATTAATGGCTTTGAAAAGTATTTATATATGTCTAAAGAAGAAGCTGAAGCACACGCTATAAAGTACTCACAAACATACAAAAGGGGCTTTGGCCTTTGGAAAACTGACTTTGACGCCATGGCCATTAAAACAGTACTCAAACGTTTGCTAAGTAAATATGGCATTTTATCTGTTGAAATGCAGAGTATGGCTAATGCAATTTCTGTCGATGGAGCGGTAATTCGTGATAATAATGGCGAGCTTACCCCTGATTTCGAAGGTGAAACTATCGATGTTCAATCTGACGTAGCAGAAACAATCGCTAATAATGCAAATTCTGAAGCCATTGACATTGAACCTGGTTCTGCCAGTGAATTCGTTAATCCGGAAACTGGAAAAGCAGTTAATATGTTTGGTGATTAATTGTGATTAGTATTCAAGCATTCGGTAGTAGCTCAAAAGGGAACTGCTACCGAATCAAAACCTCAACTAATGGTGATGAACTACTACTAGATGCAGGGTTATCCTTTAAAGAAATCCAGCGGTATTGTCGATTTAATTTCTTACATCTATGTGGCACATTGCTAACGCATCAACATGGAGACCACAGCAAGGCTGTAAATGATCTATTAAAGCTAGGTCACCGGGTATATATGTTAAAAGATACTGCAGACGCATTATATGTAGCAGGACATCATAAAGCTATCTATATTACGCCTAAGGTCCAATTTACGATAGGTAATTTTAGTATTCTACCATTTGAATTAGAACACGACGTGCCCAATGTCGGATTTTTGATTTCTGATGGTGAAGAGAAACTGCTATATATTACCGATACCTATTATTGTAGGTACACATTTAAAGATGTTGATCACATCATGGTTGAATGTAACCATTCTTATGAAATTCTAAATCAACAAGTAGAAGCTGGTTATTTAGATGAAAAGCGAATGGAACGGTTAATCCAATCTCATTTTTCACTAGAAAATGTAATTAAATTTCTAAAATCAATGGACCTAACTAAGTGTCAAGATATACGACTACTACATTTATCTGATAGTAACTCAGATTCAGAAATATTTAAGAAAGCTGTTCAAGCTGCTACTGGCAAGTTAGTAATCGTAGAACAAGAAAGGAGTCCCTTATGATTATTAAATCAATAGCAATCACAGATAACGATATCAGCATTGCGTATCAAAAACCATCTGCTACAGGGTTAACGGATGTATTCACGCTAAAATCTAAGGATGATCCGCGTCCTGAACTGCTGCAAGCATTCAGCAAACTGCAGTCTATTGTGAAGAAGAATTTTGAATTCCTGGAAGAATTTAAAATTCCATTTTTGGTAAATACATTCAAATTCAAGTATGGCGACATTGAAGGTCTTATTAACAAGGTTGGTGTTGAAGGTATCGTGTCTGATATGAATACACCTAATGAATTTAAATTTAAAACGGACTGGTTAAATGTTGAATATGCAGACTCTACATTTGCTATCTCCGTTCAAGATTTAATCGATGAATGTATTAAGTTCATTATGGGACGTCGAGCCCAGGATAGTTTATTTAACGACAGTGAAGAGTGATATAAATGGCGAAAAACCAATCCTACTATTTTAGTCATGACATCAATGCGAGCAATGATCCTAAAATCGCTGCTATGATTTCAGAATTAGGAATGATTTCATATGCCTGGTGGTGGATATTGATTGAAAAATTAGCCGCAGCAGATGACTATAAATTGCCACTAAAAAAATATACATTCGTCGCTTTGGATAATGAATTAATGATGAGTAATGAACAAATTTTAACAAGTGTTCAACAAGTGTTCAACAAAAATCAACACGTGTTGGAACAAAATTCAATGTGTTCAT